TGAAGCCCCAGTTCACCTATACCGCAGATGTGGTCGAGAGTGAGGATGAAGCCGATGACTAACAAGCGATACGACTCCTTGAAAGAGGGGCAGAACATCTATTGGCGTTGGCGGAAAGGCGGACAGGGTTGGGAGTATGCGACGGTGTATCTCCAGTCCGACTGCGCGTCACTCATTCACTTACGACACGAAAGCCCTGTTGGAGCGATTTATTGGACCGTCGCAGACCCAAACGACATCGACTATCGGGAGTGTAAGTCATGACTGACGAACATAAGACCATTCTTGATAGTGTCATGGCGCGCCTGTGGTCAACTAACTCCCTGACGGAACCCATTTTGGCGCTTGAAGTGCTGTATGGACCCTACACGGGCGCGGTGTTTGCCTTCACGAAGTTTGAACTATCCCCACAGAAGCTTGCGAATGGTATGGTCCCCACGAAGTTTGAAACGACCGTCTTTGTGAAGCCAGAGGGCTTCCGCGAAGATGAAGCGTGGGACGAATGGACGGCCGAACTGCTTATGGCGTGGCTGAGTTATCTCTCGACACACGACTATCGCCCGCTGATGAACGCAAAGACAGATCAACAGGTGCATTGATGCAACCTTTGGAGAAAACAATCCTGCGGCAGCTTTTCGATAAGCGAGAGTTCGCGGAGCTTGTGGTCCCCTATCTCAAGAACGAGTATTTCTACACGCCGGAAGCCGCGACCATCTACAAGCTGTATGAGGCGTTCTTTGAGAAGTTCCACGCGATTCCGCAGTTCTCCGCGATTCGGATTGGACTGGATTCCGTCAAGACCCTGACGGAGCGGGAAGCGATTGCGGCGCAGGACGCCTTGAAAGAGGTGCAAGCGGAGCCGGCGCTCGACCATACGCAAGACCCGTGGCTGCTTGAACAGGCCGAAGAGTTCTGCCAGGACCGCGCTGTCTACTGCGGCTTGCAGGAGTGCATTAAGGTCATGGACGACCCCAAAGTCACTCGGCATGTCATTCCTGAGATTATGAAGCAGGCGCTGGCCGTGAGCTTCGACCAGCATGTCGGACACGACTTGTTGAACGACGCTGACGCCCGCTATGAGTTCTACCACAAGCAGGAGTCGAAGATTGCGTTTGACTTGCAGACGTTCAACGACATCACCCGCGGTGGCGTGTCAAAGAAAACGCTCAACATCGTGATGGCCGGCACCAACGTGGGCAAGTCCCTGTTTCTGGTGCACATGGCGGCCGCGTGTATGCGCCAGAATAAGAACGTGCTGTATATCACGTTGGAAATGGCAGAGGAGCGCATCGCGGAACGTATCGATGCCAACATGATGAACATCCCGATTGACGATGTGAACGCACTCCCGCGGTCAGATTACATTCGGAAGATTCACCATTTGCGGCAGACATCCACCGCGCGGCTCATCGTGAAAGAGTATCCGACAGGGACCGCGCACGTAGGACATTTCCGCGCACTCCTGCAAGAGTTGAAGCTGAAGCAGAACTTCACGCCCGACATTATCTTTGTGGACTACATCTCCATCTGCGGGAGCGCCCGAATCAAGATGGGGAGCAACGTCAACTCCTACACGTTCTACAAGGTGGTCGCGGAAGAACTCCGTGCGCTTGCGGTCGAGTATGATGTGCCGGTGTTTTCGGCGGCCCAGTTCAACCGCACGGGATTCGCATCAAGCGACCCGGGCTTGGAGAACGTTGGGGAGTCATGGGCGATTCCACAGACGGCCGATTTCATGTTCGCTTTGGTCACGACCGAAGAGCTAGAACGACTGGGACAGATTTCTGTGCAGCCGATGAAGAATCGGTATGCCAAGAAGAACTCCTATCAGCACTTGCTCATCGGGATTGATACTGACCGGATGAAGCTCTACGACCTGTCTCCGCAACAGATTGCCGCAGCGATGAGTGCGATGTCGGGACCGGGGAATGCCGGTACCAGCGGAACCGCTGCGTTGCCATCAGTTAACAAGCGCCGCTCGCGCCCACTCTCAGGATTCGGGAAACCAGACACTCCCCTAGACGACTAATTACCTCACGGGGTCCTATTGCGTATTGATGCGCTCCACAGACGGGTAACAGCGGACATGGATGCGATGAGGCACGCCGTGGGCGAAGTTCTGCCTGCAAGGATGCCGAAGAAGTATCATCAGCAGAAGCTTAATCTCCGACCGTTCATTCGCCGGTTGAATACGGTGACCGAACCTTTCAAGGTGTTCAACGAACTCCAACTCGACAACGCGATGCCGGTTGGGAGCGTTGTCGCGTCGGGGCTGTGGTTGCCGAAAGACGACTTGCCAGAGGACGGAAGTTATGCCGATATCCGCGTCATCTGGCACACGCATCCAAAGACGCGCCGTGTGACGCTGACACCCCTCAAATGGGACCGTCGGCGTTTCTATTATTGGCAGCGTATCGGGCACGAACTGGTCCATCGGTATCAGGAAGCCTCCCGCCCGCCTGACGCGGAAGCTCGCACGTATCGTGTCGCAGCGACGGCGCGGAAGGAAAAGGAACAGCAAGCCTACTACGGAAACTACGATGAGCTTGAAGCGTATGCACACGACGCCGCGATGGAAATGATGTTGTGGTATAGCGCGTATTCCTTTCATGACGCGCAGAAGTGGATGGAGAACTGGGGCCTCGCAGGCGCGGTGGTGCCCACGTATAACACCTATCTGGCGGTGTTCGACCCGTCACATCCTGCGGTGCCTGCGTTCAAGCGCAAGTGTCACGCATGGTGGGACATCATGCAGAAGTCCAAAGACTTCTATGCGAAACTGGAATTGCCGAGGCTGACCTAATGCTGAGATTCAACGAGTTCCTGACGGAAGGAACATCAGATAGCAAGACGACGCACCTGACGCACCTAGAAGATGTCGTTATCGATGAGGGACCGACGGGTGTGAAGTTCGCGCTGGCCGTCCTGCGGGACTTCGGCAAGATGCTTGACGGCGGGAGCGTATCCAAGGCGCTCAACATCCACACGAAGATCGACGGCGCGCCGTCCCTTGTCTTTGGTCCCGACCCCGCCGACGGACGCTTTTTCGTTGCGACCAAGAGTGCGTTTGCGAAGACTCCGAAGCTCGCCAAGACACATGCTGACATCGACGCCATGTATCAGTCAGGCGTGTCGGCTGTTCTCCATGCCGCCCTTGACGAGCTTCCTGACCTTGCGCCCAAGCAAGTGCTACAGGGGGATGTGCTGTTCGCACCAGGGACGGTGAGCACCCAGACGCTTGACGGAAAGACCTACTATACGTTCCAGCCGAACACGCTGATGTATGCTGTAGAAATCGACAGCGATATGGGCGCCCGCGTAGCGTCGGCCAACTTCGGCATCGCTATCCACACGATGTATTCGGGGCGCGGGAGTGTCGCGAACCTCCAGACGGCGCCGATTTCCGCGAGTGTGTTTGCGAGCCTGAAGCGCAGTAGCAGCGTCATGGTCTACGATAACACGTATCCTGATGTGTCGGGAACTGCAACCTTTACGTCGCAGGAACGTGCCGACTTCGCGTTCGCGTGGGAAGCCGCCTCGGCCGCGTCCCGTGGCGTGCCGGCACAGCTTTACAGTCTAGTGCAAGTGGACCCCCTCCACGCACTCCTAGCACAGTTCATCAATGCTCAGGTGCGCCAGAACGTGCAAGCTTCTCCTGCACAAGCCGCCGCCGATTTCCTATCTTTCCTAGAAGATAAGGTGGAGAGTGATATCGACTCTAAGAAAAGCGAGGGCGGAAAGGCGTCTGCGCGGGCGAAGTATCAGCCGATGATGGATGCTGTCTACAAGAACAAAAAGGGATTCATCGCGCTCTTTGGCCTGCATCAAGCGATAGCGAATGCCAAGGAAATCGTCATCGATAAGATGGCGACTGTCCAGAACATGGCAACCTTTGTGCGCGACGGGGATGGTTATCGTGTTACCGGTCCCGAAGGATACGTCGCAGTCGCACGAAATGGCAAGACAGTCAAGCTTGTCGACCGGTTGGAGTTCTCCCGTTTGAATTTCACCGTGCCCAAAACATGGAAGTAGGGATGCCAGTTCATCTAAATAGCAGGGGAGTCTAGGTGTCGTATGGCGGCAAAGAAAGCGATTGTCATTACGTTTGGACGTTTTCAGCCGCCCACCAGTGGACACGGTGAGCTATTTGACTATGTAAACTCCGTCGCGGACAAGTATGATGCGGACGCTTTGGTGTTCCCTTCGGTGTCTCAGGACGCGAAGAAGAACCCGCTTCCGTTCCGCGAAAAGGTGCAGTTTCTCAAGTCCATGTTCCCGACGATCACGTTCAACGGGAATTCGAAGGTGACGAACCCGTGGACCGCGTGGGAAGCGTTGGGTACCGCAGGATACACACATATTTACATGTGTGCGGCGGGAGAGCGTATCGCGGACTTCAAGACGATGGCGAAGTCGTTTATGAAGGGCGCAAAGAACTTTCCGGCAACGCGGAAGATTGAGAAGATAGAAGTGCTGGATTCCGGTGAGCGCACCGCGGGCATCTCTGGAACTGCGATGCGCGGGCATGCCGCCAAAGGCGACTTCAAGAAGTTTGCCGCAGGCGTGGGCACACGGAATCAGGCGTTGGTGAAGCAGCTTTATAACAGCTTACGGAAGCATATGGACCTATCAGAAGCCATCGTTCACCCCAAAGCATTCCTGTTGTATGGAATAGCTCCGGCCGTTGTAGAGAGTATCAGCTTGCAGGTCCCGTGTGACCAATTGCACGCCGATGATGTTCTCCGACAGTCGGCGCTCACGCGGAACATCATGGAAATGCGTGACCCGTTCATCGTGGATGTCTCGACGCGGTCGTATGTGGATATCAAACACATTCATGGACTTGCGGGGAGAGCGGGCTACGCCCCGACTATCTACCTACGTGGGCGGACCACAGGGCCGATGAACGAAGCGTGGATCAAGTCGGCGATGACGAGCGGGTTGATTCAGCAGGGACTAGCGCGGGATGTGGTCGTGCTTGAGGCAATCTCCGTAGAGCAGTTATACGCGGCGTTGAAAGAGATGCTACGGGAAGCTGAGACAAAGACGGCGGAAGTGAAAACCCCGTCCGAAGTGGACCGGTTGAAGGACCAGCAGAAGCAACAGATGGTGTTGACGAAACAGCGTCAAGCGCAGGAGCTTCTACAAGCAAAGCAGCGGGAACTTGCAAAGAAGTCCCGTGAAGACATGAACAAGATCAAATCGGGCGACAAGCCGAGCGCGATTACTCGGTAACTAAGGAGCATAACATGTCGAAGGGATTTTGGGGCGCAGATACAACGGGTGAGCAGAAGCCGATGTGGCCGCAGGTATTGCGTCCAGCACGCACGGTCCAGAACATCGACCAGTCTGCAAATACGTTCGCCACAGAGAGTGGATGGACGAAGAAGTTTCCGTGGGGTGACGAAGTTCTCGTAGCGATTCGTGGCCTAGCAACGAAGCTCGGCGTGGCGAACGTCGCGACGTTGTTCTTTGGAACGATTGCAGGGACCGCAGGGGATGGCAGCGGAAAGCTTGTGAACACCACAGCACAGTCACTCACGGTGATTGTGCCGTTCAACGAGCCGGTGGCCATTTCGGGCACGCCGACACTCTCGCTGATTTCCTCAAACGCTTCTGTTGCGAACATTACGCTGTCTTACAACGCAGCGTTGAGCGCAGCGAACACGACAGGGAAGGTGGCGTTCGCCAACCTGAACTTTGCGCTGGCAAGCGCGGGCTATGTGGGACAGAACCTCGTAGCGAACAGTTCATCGACGGTGACGGGTTGGGAAACCATTGTAGACCTCACGGGGAACACCGTTGCAAACGGCGTCCCGGCAGCTATCAGCGCGGCCGTGCCCATCTATCAGGAGAAGCCGGTGCAGACTGTGACGATTCCCGTGGGCACAGCAACGAACACGACAGCGCAGTTTGTCAAGTTCGCAGTCAAGTTCAACCAAGCTGTGGTGCTCACCACGACACCATCGCTCACAGCCATCGGGAACGGCAACACCGCGCCTGTGGGCAACTTGACGCTGACCTACACAGCAACGGGAAGCGACCTCGCGCTTGGGAACCTTGTGTTCTCCAGCCCGTCGACCAACTTCTCCGCGATTGTGAACGCAGCCGTCTACACCATCAATGCGTCATCCAACGTCCAGAACTGGGCGGGAATCAAGAACGCGATTGGCGGCACGGTTGCGAACCAGCTCATCGTGGCCAACACCTTCACCGTTACTGTATAACGGGGGTTCGTAATGCAGCGATTCATCACCTTTCTTGGGGAGGCGTTTCCGCCTCCTAAGAAAAAGCCCTTCGGCGCCAAACCAGGGGGAGGCGGCTCCAAGCCTCCCTTTGGCAAAAAACCCGTTCAGCCTATCAAGAAAGCTGATGAGGGGGTCGACGCCGAAACGGACAAGACCGCCGAGTTAGATAACGAAGATGGGATGCAGCAGGGCGCCGACGCTCTCGCGCAGATGCAGCAAGCGCAGCAGGAGCGGGAAGCCGCCGAAGCACAGGCGCGCAAGCAGCAGCAAGCGATAGAGGATGCGGAACGTCTGCATGTGAAGAAGCTCCGCGCACAAGCGGACGATGAAGTGGCCGCGGCGCTCGAAGATAAGTTCAACGCTGAAGATGACCAGGTGAACTTCTATCCCGAACTCCTCACATTCGGCCAGTATACGGCCAACTCTAACGCGAAGACGACTTCTCCTGCGGACGGCGGCAGCACCGCGGGCGAGCCTGGTGGACCTGGTATCGTCGGACAACCCACTCCCGAAAAGGAAGTGCGGAAGAAGAAGGGCGAGCCGGAGAAGCAGCACGACGTTACGGGCACCGGAACGGGACGCACGCCGATTCAGGGCAACGACAAAGCGGGCACGCCACCGGAGAAGAAGGGTTCAAAGGAAGTCAAGAAAGAAGAGTCCAAGAAGCCGAAGCCAAGGGGGAAGTAATGACTCCCGTGGTTTACTGCGACATGGACGGGGTCCTTGCTGACTTCGAAGGCGCATTCGCAGACTTCTTTACCGTCAAGTTCGGCAAGGGATGGAAGGACATTCCCCGCGAAGAGTGGAAACGCCTTTCGCGGGAATGGCCAACGTTCTGGGCGGACCTCGACTTCGCGCCGCACGGCCAAGAACTGTGGCGCGCTATTAGCAAGTATCATCCTTCCCTACTCACAGCACGCCCCGATTCGTGGCCAAGTGCTGCAACCGGTAAGACTATCTGGGCGAAACGGATGCTCCCAAAGTTCGGGTATCATCCGTCGCAGCAGGTCTATGTGGTCTTACGTGCGGAAAAGCGGAACTTTGCGCGACAGCCAGATGGCACTCCCAACTTCCTCATCGATGATATGGAGAAGAACATCGCGGAATGGGAGTCCGCAGGGGGTGTGGGCTTCGTCTATATACCTTCAGGAAGTGCGCCGCGCCAGGTGGAAGCGGCGATTGCACAGCACATGATTGACTATCCGTGATAGGAGACACTATGGGACGCACATTCGAAGAAGTAGAATTCACCGCGGCGATTGCCGCGTATCGTTCACAGCAGCAGCAGGCCGCACAGCGACTTGCGACATTAGATGAACAGCGGGAACACGAACTGAAGACGTTGGACCTGTTGCAGGGCGCTATCATCGCGTTGGAAACACTCCTACAGTCTCCGGCCCTGCCGGTAGATGCGCCGGAACCGGATAAGGACTAAGCCATGGCAGACAAGAAAGTATCGACGCTTACCAATCGTGATGATGTCATCGGAACGGACTTGGTGATGATCGTCGGTGACAACGCAACGGTTCCCGCGAACTACAAGGTCACCGTGAAGAACTTTGTCTCGCGTGTCTCTGTGGACCTTGCCAATACGGAGCAGTCCGGGTTGAAGGTCACCGCGAACGTCGTGTCCAACTCCGCGGCGATCCAAGCGGCCGCCGAGGCGCGCCTCAACGTAGGGAACACCGCGGCGCGTAGCTCGAATGCGTATGGATTGCTTATCAATCACACGGTAGCCAATACGAGCGCCAATGCTGTGGTCTCCCCCATCGCGTTCTTCGGGTTGAAAGACCAGCAGACAGCGAACGTCAAGACAACGTATCTGTTTGACATCGGCGTAGCGTCAAATGTGACCGTCAATACGTGGGTCACCGCGAACTTGACGGGTCCGAATTCGTCGCTGTTCATCTGTAAAGCGAATACGACAACGGCGGCGGCCGCGAACTCCATCCCCGCGACACACCAAATCAAGTGCCGCATCAACGGGGTCGATTACTGGCTGTTGGCAAGCAACGTCGCGCCCGCATAACTGACGGAACACTATGGCATACTTTGACGATGTGACAACGAAGAACGCATTGATGTATGCCATGAAGGCGTATGATAATCCTCAGTGTTTGACGGAAGCGGAATTCGTTGAGGACTACAAGCGGTTCAAATACGTCAAGCGGCTGTGTAGTCGCTACTTGTCCACGGGGAACTTGAGCGAGCGACTGATGCTCAATCACTTGGTCCTGTTGAACAACGTGTTCGGGCCGGAAGCGACGGTGCGGTTACTGTTTTTGAAATGCAGCGACCCGCACATGTATCGCGTATTGAAGCCGTTTTTGGTGTATCTCAACGTGCTGCCCGAAGTCGTCGTGGGCGTGAGTGGGATAGACATTTACACCGACCCGATTCCTACGGACGAGCGTTTGATGAGCAATCTTCAAGCGTTGTAACCTATGTCACAAAAACTTCCCGACATCCTCATTGAGCATATGCGCGACATTATAGAGAGCGCGCCGGACTCTGTTCGGCCGATGGTGACGCGCACGGCCGCGCTGTTCCTGAAGCGGGAAGAGCCGCGATGGAACCGGCTGTCGATAGACCCGCGGCACCTTGAGGAACGCTTCTACAACTTCCTGAACTCCCCTTCCACGTATGACTTGCTCGCGGAAGATTTGGTCCCCGCGATTGATGTGGGGCGCCCGCTTGGCGGGACCGCCAACAAGTCAGTCGCGGAAGGTGAGGGAGATTGGAAAGAGACACGCTGCGAACCCTGCAAGGGACTGCCGGACGGGAAATGCACCGCCTGCGGGGGCAAGGGTTGGTCGTGGACGAACAGCAAGACGGGCGCCAAAGACCTCCGCTACGGCAACCCTGTGAAGTATGGGCGCGTCAATGAGGACAAGACCTGCCCGGTGTGTGATGGGGATGGCGAGGTGTGGAACCATCCTGAGCCTGGCGAAGATGTCATGTTGTCTCGTATTGAGTGTCCGCATTGCCACGGAACGGGTGTGCTGAAAGAGGATGCGCCGGCGAACGCTGCGGGGAACGCGCAGGTTGCGGGGATCGGACAACCTGAAGGTTCCGCGTTTGGGGAGCCAGGTTTTCCTTTGGGCGGCGCAACGACCAAGACGCGCAAGAAGAACAAGCGCCCTGAGGACTTGAAAGAGGACGAAGCTCCGCGAGTGCGCTACAGCCCCACCAATCGTCGCGCCGTGGGTCCGTTGGAGATTGAGTTTCAACGCATTCGGACGAACGGGAATTTCGGCGAACTCGTTACTTACTACATTGCCAAAACGTATGTTCCTACTGCATCCGGCACGGCGATGTTCAGTGTAGAAACAAAGGACAAGGCTTCTGTCAAGGATGCCTACGCGGAACTGAAAGACCTGCTCGTCAACAAATACTTCGTGACGGGCACACTTCGGGTCAAGCGTTCATCGCACGACCAGGTGCTCAACCGGGAGTTAGACAAACTGAACGTTCGCGTTGAGGGATTTGGTAACTTGGACGACCTCACGGAGACCGTGTATACCTGGATTTGCAACAAGTGTGGGAAGATTTGGGGCCCTGCGAACGACACGGCACCAATTTGCCCCCGGTGCGGTTCGACGGACACGGAAAGTATTGATGACTCTGAGTTGGATGAGGGGAACGCGAGCGATGTGATTCCGAAAGAGATGGACCCGAACCGTGCTAAGAAGCTCCCGTCTGAGCATCATTACGACGGTGTGGCCGGGTTTGTGGAGAAAGACAAACTGCGGATCGCAAAACTCACCGCGTTGATCGCGTCTGAAAAGGACCCCATCACCGTGAAGGCCGCCACATCTTCCCTCACGCACGCCAAGCAGGAGCTTGCGACACATGAGAAAGAGCTTGCGAAGATCGGACAGGAGATCGAACGCTACCGTGCGGACAAAGCTGCGGGCATCAAGCGCGACGGGAAGAGCCCGATGTATGAGGAGCGTGAGAAGTTCGCGGGCGGAGATGTGTTTGAAGTGGACATGGACCGTTGGATGACTTCACGCTTCGGGAAGAACCGTTATCATCGCTACTCTCGCTATGTGGGGAATGATAAAGTCGGAGAGGAAATCCGCTCGCACGGCCGAACCACGAAGCAGGATATTGTGCTGAAGGACCAGACCACTGGCGTGATGACCTACCTGCGTCGTAAGAAACAGATGGGCTAAATGGACACGACGCTAATCGGCGCGCTCTTGGGGTTTATGGCAGCAGTCATGCCCGCGGTGTTCAACGCGCTCGCGGAGTATTTCGAGCACCGGAACGAGTTGGCGATCACCGCG